GTCGAACAATGCGACAGTTAGATCGCCGTCCATTGTGACGTTATTCATGCTGATATTGTTGGCATCGCCGCGCCACAGAGAGCCGACAGCCCCATAGGTGGCATCGTTAAAAACATATATGTCGCTAAAGGATACGTTGCTCCCGCGATCAGAGCAGATAACGCCAGCTTGAGCGGTGAACGTGGTCAAATGACCGCAATTTCGAATAGCTATATTGGAGAATACAGCTTGCATAAACTCGCCGCTATGCGGATAACCGGCGGCATTTCCAAACAGCGAAATAGCCACCTGACAATCGCTGATCGTGAGATTGGTGATGCTGACGTTTGAATTAGCTTGCGCTGCCCCACCAGCCACAGACACACCATTCCAACATCCGGTAATGGTTGTCCCATTAACCGTCACGTTTTGCGTTCCGGGACCGCCTTCGATGTTAAACGCGCGGCCACCGGGGGTCACAGCATCATTCGCGCAGTTGCGGATATAGCCGCCTTGCACACGCACATTGGTAGCGCCGTAACGCACCATAATTCCGCTGGTAGGAACGACATTGTTTGCGTCAATCTGCGGGTTTATAAATTCGATATTATCGGCTGGGTTGACCGGGTCAGTAATAAAAACCGTTTCGTAGCCGCCGATTGGCATCGCATCAACCTTGATGCTGCCGGACATAATGACTGTCGTGTTACTGTAGACGATTAAAGGGTCGCTGGTGAGATAAATTCCTGTCGGAAAATATACTGTGCAGCCGTCAACGGTTCCAGCGTAATCAAGTGCATCTTGAATAGCCGCTGTATCATCAGCAACACCGTCACCGACAGCACCGAAGTCCTTGACCGAGACATATTGCGCTAGTTTGTCTTCCGCCGTCGTAAGGACGCCGCCAGTAAACGGCGGATCATAGCTGACAATCGACGCGTCAACAGCGCCTGTGGTGGTCTGTACCGCAGTCGTGAATTTGACTTCCGCACCAACGTGCAGCCCTGATGTGAACGTAACTGTGGTGCTGTCGGTTTCCAGATAGCTGTCACCGACATACTGATTGACGCCATCAATGTAGACCGACAGCGAGTTGGTGCCGGGCGTGTAGTTGATCGTCGACAGGTTGAACACGGTCTGGCCGGCAGTGGCGGTCTGCACTTCTTCCTGCACCGTGTAGTTGACGAAGTTCGAGTTGACGCCGGTAATGTTGTCGTAGGTGCCGATCAGGATTGCGGTCGACGTCTCGATGACGAATTTGTACACCAGCCCGTCAGTCAGCCAAATTTCGCCGCCCGGCACGCGGCCGGCGCTGTCCAGCACGATGGGGTTAGCGTGCGGCGTGACGCCCGCAGCGCTCGTGTACGTCGCCTGCGGTGTGGTCGTGCCGGCCGCATAGGTGTAAATCTTGCCGCCCGACAGGATAACGCCGTTATTGTCAAAAAATTGTGCGGCAAACCCGCCAATGGGTGATGGTGTGACCGACATCAATTTACTCCAAGAGCAACAATCCGCCGTCTTCTTGGACGAGGTTGTCACCGTTTTCAGTTTCGAGATTGCCTTGCGCTTGATCAGGCCCATAGCCCGAAAAAAGCGCAATAATGCCCCCCAGACCCAGAGCCACACCGTTACGAAGGGCGCTTCCAAATCCCATCTATCAGTTCTTGTTGATAGGCTTGCAGTAGATCGTACCGCCAGTCGACACCTGAATGGCGCTCACGCGCCACGGAGCGCCGGTGCTGTCCAGCGGAACGGCAAACGGGATGGGGGTGAAGGGCGGTATCGGGGTGCTGGCGGTAGTAGCTACCGCGCCGACGCCGACTTCTACGTAGCACGCCTGATCGGACCAGACGACGACGCCCTGCGCGCCGGGCAGCCAAGCCGTAGTGTTGCCAGCCGTGCCGGTATACGCCACCGAATAGGCCGGGTAGTCGGTCTTACTTAGGGGTTGCAAAAGTTCCATGACTTACCTCATGCCAAAAATTTGAGTTTGTACAGCGTGCTATAATACAGCCCGAAAATCTCGTCGATGATGTTTTGCAGCGGCGTGCACTCCTTCTCGACGACCTTATAGCGCATTTCCATCAGTTCTTCTACCTGATCTTCGAGAAACTCCACGACGTTGCCGGTCTTTTTAGCCGACATCAGTGAAATAGGACCGATTAAGCCGTATTTCCCTTGATACGCCTCGGCAAACTTGTCCGCCAAGTCGATAATGCCGTCGTAAAACTCATTGAGCGCGACATGCTTGGCATAGCTGCGCGTGTTCAAGTGCGTCGAATGGGTGACATCGCGCGCTAGAAACAGCATACCTATGAAGTCGTTACATTTGCTCATTGGGTTCCATTCCTTCAGGCATTTCCATCATTTCAGGGGCTTCCATAGGCTCTTGCGGCATTTCAGGCGGCATTTCTGCGGGCATTTCAGGCGGCATTTCTTGTGAGCCTTGCTCGACGATGTCCTCTAGGTCGGGCATTTCGCGCATTTCAGGACTGCCGGGGATGATGTCTCCAGTGTCCATAGCCGCCGCCAGCGTACCCATGACGATGTCTTGAATTTGCTCTGGCGTCATGCTGTTCTGCACCGCGCTGATACGCTTGGTTTCGGCGTCGTAGGCACGAATTTCAGCCTCGTAGCGGTCGATTTCCACCTTCTGCTGCTCGACGCTGTCTTGGATGTTCTGGATGATGTCGGTGACACGGTTCAGTTCCTGCGTCATCGCTTCGATCTGCTGCTGCGCAGCCATCATTTCAGGCGACTGATCGCCTTCTGCCAGCACCTTCGGGTCGAGGATTTTCTTGAACCGTGCGGCCATTTCCTGCGCGCCCGGCCAGTCCATATTCTTGACGAACAGGTCGCCTGCGACCGCCCATAGCTGCGGGTTGGTCTGCAAAATCTGCCCCATAGCGTCGAGCGCTTCCTGACGCTTCGTCATATAGCCGGGGCCAGTTGTGACCATGACGTCGTAGGTGCCGATGCCGGGGTTGTAGATTTTCTCGATTGTAGCCCCAGTGATCGGGTCTTTGACCTCTTTCACGGGTTCCGGCTGGTCGGGGTTGAACTTGACCATGCCGACTTCGCCATCGACGCCGATAATGCGCGCGATGCGCTGTGTGTCGTAGATTTTCGGTATCAGATCGACGATCTGGCGTGTGATGTAGCGGATAGCGCGGGCCAAATTGTCGACATAATGGTAGGTGCCGACGTCGCCCTGCTTTTCACGCGCCACAATGGCCTTTGCAGAGCGCTCATTGCCCTGCGCACCCAAACTGGCGTCGTACTGGCCTGTAGTGGCTTTGATGTCTTCAGAAGCCCCCATTTTGGCCTGAATAAGTCCTGTCTGGGGCAGCGGCGGGGCTGCGCGCTGCGGCAGCGGCAGGACGTTGCCAGCACCGTCCGTGACGTCAGGATTGACTTCCAGATACGGCCAGTTGGTCGTATTGGCGGTCTTCCACTGCATTTCGTAGCCCTCGAACTGGCCGCCATAGCCAATGAAGGGCGCTTTCGGGGCCAGCGCGAGCATTTCCGCTTCTTGGCTGGTCCAATAGTTGTACATGCGCTGCGCGTCCTTGGCGTTGCGGACAAGGCCAGAGATGTGCAGTTTGCCGTCAACTTCCCATTCGTTGCCGATGACGCGAACGACCGGTATCCATTTGCCCGGCCATTCGCGTTCATCCAGCACGTCGAAGCCGTTGGTTTTCATCCACATGACTTTTCGACGCTCGACCCGGCGGCTACGAATAGGTTTAATGAATTGACCGCGCAGCATCGCGTCCTGCGGCGTGCGATCAAATGCGGTCTGGTTGCCCGGATACAGGTTCAGCGTAGCCGGCTCGTAAACATAGTAAAAATACTCCGCGATGCGGATGGTGTCTTCCTGAAGCCATGACGACAGCCCCTGATCGCCGACGCCTTGGTTGTAGAGCGTGCTGATAGGCGTCGCGTCGGGGAACATGCGCTCGTATTCGCTTTTGAGGATGTCTTCGGAGATGAAGCACCACTCGGCATCAGCACCGCACGGGTCTTGGATGGTGGGGTCCATGTAGACGCTGAAGGCGTTGCGCACGCGCCCGATGCGGATGTCCTGATCGAACGTCTCGTCGTTGCAGTACTCGGTCAGCAGGCGGATGTAGCCCTCACCGTAGGTCACTTGGTTGTCGCAGGCCGTGTCGTAGGCGACGTCAGCGTCCGACATATACTCGATATGGCGCACCACGCCGTTATAGATTTCAGCCACCTCGATGTCGGCGTTGTCGTCGGCCGGGATGACCTTGCCGCTGGGGCGGTTCTGGCGCTGCTCGTTGGTGACCTGCCGGACGTGCTGCGGCAGCTTGTTGATCGTGAGGCATGGACGGGCGTTGATGGTCTGGCCCTGCACCGCACCGCGCGTTGCCAGCACGTCGGCGGGCCACTGCCACTGGTTGTCGGGGCTGCCTGCCATGAAGCGCAGGTCGTCCAGTTCGTCCTCGCGGCTGTCCGAATACGCTGCCTGCGCCATTTGCAGGCGCTGGCGCATGGTCGCCATTTTGTCGCTGTCATCGCGTGATGATTTGGGCGGGTTAGAGCCTACATTCGCCACCGAACCTGCCGTATTGATGCCCGTAGGGTCAGCCATGCCTTATTTCTTACCTTTTTTGGCGGCTTCGCGCTTCACACTATACGCGATAGCGACGGCCTGTTTTTGGGGTTTTCCAGCCGCAATTTCAGCCTTGATGTTCTTACGGAACGCAGATTTGCTGGTCGACTTGACGAGCGGCATGATCAGCGTTTCCTTGCCAGCGGCGTCTCGCGCATACGGGTCGTGATGCTGATGATGTCGCGTCCGCCGCTGGTTCGCAGCGGCTCTTTGGCCTGCGGCATGGCGCGTTTGGGTGCTTCAGCTACAGCGACAGGTTTCGGAGGCATTTTGACCCCCGGCATACGCGCCATACGCGGCATTTTGGCCATTGAGTTGCCTTTCCTTGCGTGGGTGACTTCAACTGCCCATCCAAGATGTAGAAATTCCGTGCGGAGAGTAACCTCTGGGGCGTTGCTTGTCAACGCGCGCTTCGCGTTTTCCGAGCGGGTACGCGAACGTCACCGCGATAGCGTCGGCGGCGTCTGGCGAGGCCAGCCCGCGCGCCTTCATATCCTTCTTGCTCTCTAGGAAGATAGTACCCTTGCTGTCGGGTTTGACGCGCGGCCCGATCAGGTCGGTCTTCAGAAAGCGGTCGTTGGGTATGCTGGCCGTTTTGAGCCA